TAGTTGCGCTTGTTGCGGCAGCAGTAGCACTTGAAGCGGCTGCTGTAGCTGATGTTGCTGCTGCAGTACCAGAACTTAGAATACCGTCAACATATGTTTTTGTTGTAAGATCAGCACCTGCACTTGGAGTATAACTAGCAGTAATCTTGTTACTACCTGCATCTACTGCACCTGTTAGAGTACCACCTGCTAACGGTAAGAATGTATCTGTTGTATATTTTTTAGTTGCTGCATCTTGGTTAGCTGTAGGATCACCTAGACCTGTAATCTTGTTTGTACCCATAGCAATAGCACCAGACATTGTACCACCTGCAAGCGGTAGCTTGGTAGCTATACTATTTGTAACTGTTGTACTAAAACTTGCATCATCACCTAATGCTGCAGCAAGTTCGTTTAGAGTGTTTAGAGTTCCAGGTGCTGAGTCTACTAAACTAGATATTTCAGAATCAACATAATTTTTTGTTGCAGCATCTTGTGCATTGCTAGGATCAGTAACGTTGGCAATTGTTGTACCTGTAACGTCTAGTGTTCCGTTTACTGTAACATTGTTAAATGTAGATGTACCAGAACCTGCAGTTACGTTACCTGTCACATCACCTGTAATATCACCAGTAATATCACCAGTTATGTTACCTGTAATGTTACCTTGTAAGTTACCGACAAAACCAGAACTTGCTGTAATTGTTGTACCTGTTATAGCGGCAGGTGTACTATTCCCAATAACAGTACCATCAATATTACCACCGTTAATATCAACAGTCGCCAGTGTCGCTTGACCAGATGTAGAAACAGTTGTAAAGCTAGCTGCTGCAGCACTAGAAGCACCAATTGTTGTGCCATCCACATTACCGCCATTAATATCCACCGTAGCATGAGTTGAAGTTCCTGTACTTGTTAAAGCTGTAAATGTACCTGCTGCTGCTGTAGAAGAACCTATTATAGTGCCATCAATATTACCACCGTTTACATCTGCTGTAGTTACTGTAGTAGTTCCTGTTGCAGTAAGATCAGTAAACGTAGCTGCACCTGCAGAAGCTGCACCTATAGTTGTACCATCAATAGCACCACCATTTACATCTATGTTAGAAAAGGTAGCAGCACCTGTTACAACTACAGAATCAATATTACCAACACCATCAACATACAAATCTTTAAATTTTAGTGATGATGTACCAATGTCAATATCGTCATCAGTTACAGGAACAATAGCACCGTCTTGTATTCTTACTTGCTCTACTGCAGATCCACTTACTTCACTAAAGAAACCTATGCGGTTATTACTAGTATCTATTACAACTTTGTTTAGAGCATCACTATCTGCTATAAGAGGAACATAACCTCCTTCAGTAGAACTACCATCATGTTTATGTCCAGTAGCTAAAGCAAAAGCATCTCGTAGAGCATTGTACTCTGCGTTTACTGGTGCAGCTTTGATAACCGCATTAGCGATAATATCTGCTGCTGATTGTCTTGAATAACCTGCCATGTTACAACCTGTCTCCCACTCCAAATGTAATCACTATACCCTGAATACTGTGTGATGCATTTGTGTCATTAGTTACGAATTTTAAAGATGCAGACTTACCTGATCCCTCAATGCTAGTTCTTTGAACTGGTGATGGATTACCATCAAATATTGCAGTACTATTATATACTGCTTCATTATAGTATGCTGCTGTTCCTGTGTTATCTAAATTAAAGTTAGTTGGATTCAACGTATCTACATCTTCGTAATCATAAACAGCCGACATAACTATTGAGTTGTCTCCTTCAGAACGTAAATAAGTAGATACGTTGTAAAATATTTTACGTTGTTCAGGGTCTTGTAAATAGTAAAAAGGAGTTTGAAAGATGCTAAAGATAGGATCTCCACCAAAACTATTACCACTTTCTTGCTGTTGTACTTTACCGTCTGACGTTCCATGTATTACAATTTCATTTTGTCCTATGTATCCACTAGCCGCACATGTAGCTGTAATACCAAGCATCTGACTATACTCAAACTGCAATCCGTTAGGTGTTTGTCTAAAACCACCAATAATACCTTGAGAGTCTGCAGCACCAAAAAAATATCTAAACTGTGATTTTTGTCTAATTACTACAGCGTTAAGTGTGTCAAGGTCAATATCAAACACAATGTCTGTAAAAATAGACTGAATATTTTTAGATACTGTTTCTAGATTAACGTCACCAATTCTTGCTGTACCTGCGATAGGACGTAGACCATCCTGAGATAAAAATAGTAAGTCACCACCAATTTCTATAACACTATCTGTTGCTAGACATCCAAGATCATCTGTAACAGTTTGCAGTGTGAAGTTAGCTAACGCAGTACCTGCTAGTTTTTTAATATTAGTTGTACCAAATATAAATAGTTCGTTTCTAAATGATTTGATAGCAACTATAGGAAAACCTACATTTATAACTCCTGCTCCGTTACCTGATGTAAAGTCTGTTTCTGCTAGTGGAGCACTAAAAAATAGTTTAGTTGGGTGTGCAGGATCACCTGCTAAGAATAAATGGTTTTGAAATATTGCAGAAAACTTAGGGTCTGTAGGCGCATCTGAATGTGTAATCTGTGTATATGTTGAACCATCATATGTAGCTGCAGGATTTATACCATCTGTCAATACAACCTTTGGTGTACCAAAATTAAGCCTAGAAAATCTAACTTTAGTTACTCCTACCATTGTAGGTGAACCTGAAGTAGTTACAGCATCCCAAGAAGAGTTAGAGTTATTCCATTTATGTAAGTAGTTGTTACCTGACGATGGCTTTCTACAAGCTAGTATCCCATCGTTAATACCGTCTGCTACAAAAACACCTAGAACACTTCCTGTGCCTGTAACTGTGCCATAGTTATTAGCAAAACCATTTATTTTTCTGTAACCACCAGTGACAGCAGGTTCGTAATTAATTAAAGATATGGCTGATCCAGGTTGTGTCTCACCTTGAGATAGCACATCCCTGCTAGTGTTTAGCCCTCCTTGACAGAAGACTTTAAAGGAAGCTAAATTGTCAGCCATTACAGTACTCTACCCAACACCTGATTAGAAGAGTTGATCCTATCAACCACAGTTGATCTTATTCTAAGATGTTCATCTATAAGAACTCTTCTCATAGCTTTTATACCATCTTCAAAATTGTTTTGGTGCATTGCAGCACTTTGTTCGTTAGATCTAAATCTCATCATGTACATCATAGCACCATCAATAACTACGTGATTAAATCTATCTGGTATAAGAGAAGTGTCACTAAAAGCTGATAAGTCAGCAGGAAACTTATAGTAAACATATTCTATTTCATATGAATTATCAGGGATAGGAGTAACCCCAAACTTTTCTTCGTTTGTTTGATATACGAGAGTAGGTGCTGATATTCCTGTTGCATCCCCTGTATCATCAAAATGTCTATATCTTTGAATGTACTCATCATATGTTATAGATGGTAAATGCATTGGAGTATTATCAACAGAAGTTAATTTTTTAATATAAAAAGTTTCCCAGTCTGCCCCAGAATAATCAGTAGGAAAATCGTACTGTCTAGTTCCTGCTGCTAACGTTTGAGTGTTTGTTGTTTTAAGAAAAGGAAACTCTTGTCCTGTTTGTATTATATTTCTAATGGAGTTATTAATAGCATCTTTAGCAAGTGCTTGAACATTACGTACAGTAGTAAAGCCATCACCTGCAGTATCTAGTGTAACTTCATTCAATCTTCTAAGAAGTTGATTAACTAGTGTTATATAAGTTGCCATAAAAAATTCCCTTAGATAAGGTTAAAGGGGCCAGTCTCCTAGCCCCTTAAGTTAGTTATGCTAGTAGATCACGATCTACTTCAGTTGGAGCACGTCCACCTCTTGGTCCTGTGTCAATGCAACATGCAATAACACGTAGGATACCAGATGTAACATCTGCAGAGGCAGCAATCAACTTAACGTCAATTGTGTCTGTAGTTGTTACGTGTGCAGTAAACGTATCCGCAGCAGCAGTATTCACGACCATAGTTTGACCGTTTGTACCACCTGCTAGGAAGCCAGTAGAAGTAACATCTCCACCGTCAACAATATCGTCACCTGCTGCAAAATCAATATCTACAGTTGGAGATGATCCGTTAAAAGCAGTCTCAACTTCAGCACCTGCAAACAACACCATAGTGTTAGCAGGAATTTCTAGAAGTTGAAAGATATCCCCATTTGCACAGGAGTATCCGTCTTCTACCATTTTGGCAATGTCCAAACGTGCTTCACGCATGTACATTCCCATCGCTTGATAACGTGAGGTAGCTGCTGCAATGCTGTTAGAATCAACACCTACAGTAGCTGAGGAAGTCATATCATAAGTAGCCATAAGTCAATCCTCCCTTACGCTGCGTTATATTTAGCAGTTACCAACGCTTCAGGGCGTAGGATTTTTCTGCCATATAGATGCATACCACGAACAATGTCAGCAAAGCTGTCAGGATCACGATATGTTTCAGTCTTACTGATCTGCTCTGCAGTTGCTACTGCTGAGTCATGACCTGCAACAATAACACCAAAGTTACTGTTTTGGTTTGCAGAACCTGTAGTTCCTGAACCTGTTCCCACTGAAGGAAGGTTTGAAGAAACATACATTCTGAAACCATGCATGTTGTTCAGTACTAGACCGTTACGTAGAGCACCTGATTCACCGTAATCAGCATTTAAGAACCTTGAGTCCTCGTCTGCTAAGATTTCCATGAATACTGGATCTACAACTAACCATCTACCTTGTGAGTCAACTTGTTGTTGATCTAACAAACGTTTCATACGTGATATAATCATCGCAGGAGAAACGGTTGCTGTTGGTAGTGCTGTTGCACCTGGTAGACGTGCTGCTACTGGGATCGAATGATCTCCTGCAGAGCCTGTAGTGATGTTGCCAAATGAATCCTTACGGAGTTTCATTGATGTCAACAATTCATCAGAACCTGCTGTTGCTACAGCTTTAGTTCCGTTTACCACGTCATTTGCTGTACCTGCATTTGCGTGTAAAGCAGACTGTTTAAAACCTGATAGATAACCAAGTACTTCTTGGTCATGCTGATCAGCCAAACGGTATGCTGCACGATCAGTTGCAAGCTGCATAAAATTTGCGTGGCTATGAGCTTCTTCTATGTCGTCAATTTTGAAAGCATAGTAGTTTGCTTTATCAACAACAAGAGAGAAGTCTTCGTCATCAAGGTCTTGTGCTGAAACCTGTGTACCCCTAGCATAGGCGCTCACAGAAATTTCTGGCTCCTTGATAATTTTCACTGTATCACCTTGGGCAGAAATCTCCCCAAAATAATCAGAGTTAGTAATGTCTCCTACTACAGTACTCTTGCGAAAAGCAAGCTGTACTTTTTTGGAGTAGATTACGCTAGAAAAATTCCCATTGGGAAGATTTCCGTAACCTGATGCGGTTTGAAAAGCCATTGTTAAATCCTCCATGATATTTGGCTTATGAAGAAAGCTTAAACATCTGAAAGAGGCTGTACGTTTTCTAGGGTGCAGTTAGTATTTAGGTTGCGCTACCAAATACTACTGGGCCTATACTTGTCCAGGTAGTTCTTTGTAGTTTAGACTTTTAGTAAAAGTATCTTTGAAGGTAGTCCTTTCGGAGGCTTCAAGTCAGATACAGGTAGTTATATAGATGACTTTGAATATGTCAACTAATTATCTTGCAGATCCTGAAACATCGTAAACAAACTTACCTTTACGCATTGCTTCATTTATTTGGTCCTGCTTTTCCTCAAACTCCTTATTAGACATTTTAGCTACATCAGACTCTTTTATAGTGCCTTGTGTACCCTCTGCGTCAATAGAAGCACGAGTTCCTTTTGCAACAGTAGATGCTGCAGCTTTCTTAGATTCTTTCTTAGCTGCAACGGTCATACCGTTATCAATCTTATATAAATCTATTACACGTATTACAGATCCAGGATCATCCATATTTTCGTAAAGTGCGTCTTTTACCCACTTTGGTTGATTCTCTGCCCACTCGTGAAATTGATCTGATTTTCTCAACTCATCAAAATCTTCATGAGTCTTACGAATAGCGTTCTCTGCTTTTATTCTGATAGCTTCGTTATGAGCTTCATCTAGCTCCTGTAAACGTTCTTCAGCTTTGCTAAACATTTCTTTAGCTTTTTTAGCAGCAATTGTTTCAACAATACCTGCTACATCTGGATACTTTGCAGCCCACTGTTCTATGTCTTCATCTGACTTAGGAGCTATAATTCCTTCACGTTTACTTATATCTTTTAGAGATTCAAGCTTTTCGTTCCACTCTTTTTCTTTGTCTTGCATATGTCTACGCAAGTCACCATAACGTTTCTTAAAAGATTTTTCCTCAGCGTTTAAGTTACTATCATCTTCTTGTGTTTTGGTTTCTTCTTTAGTTTCTTCTTGTTCGGAATCGTCTGTTGCTTGAACTTCGGTGTTCTCAGTATCTTCGCCACTGGATTCACTTTCAGTAACTTCTTCAACTTTTTCACCTCTAGCTTCTGCTTCTAAACGAGCAATCTCAGCTTCTTCTTCTTCAATACGTTTTTGTTTTTTTGCGTGGTTAAACCCACGATCTACAAAACCTGCAGTTTTTGGTTTTTCCATTTCAGTTAGTTCAGGCATTTTATTTCTCCTTATGTTGGGGCCAGGAACTATTCCTGGGTAGCCTTATAGTTATTTGGAGTATTAACGAGAACCTAAACCCATTCGTTTTTGTTCTGGTTGCTCCTTCATCTCAGGTTGAATACCAGAAATATTCAGTCCTAAAATCTTGGTTATTATGTTAGCTTCAGGTGTACGTCTAAAATTTCTTAACATTTGTTTTTCTTCTTCAGAAAGCATTTGATAGTTACCTTGTACTAAAGAAAAGTACTCCTGTAATTTCATATCTTTTTCCATTATAGAATACCCTTTTCTAATCTTTTTGCTTTGGTTACTAACGCACATAAACGAGAGAAAGGTTCACCTACAGCTTTTATTAACTTTCCAAAATAATTTGGTTTGTATTTTTTGGGGTTTATGTTGTGTGCCATTTCTTCTGCCCAAGCTTTTACAATAGGCCACATTACTTTTCTAAATAATTTTGAAGTAAATGTTTTCTTTCTTAAAAATTTTGCAAAAGGAACACCCCATATATGATAGCCCCTCATAAGCTCTGGGTCATTCCTATATAATAAAGCTCCATATCTTTTATCAAGATTCCATATATCTTTAGATAAGTATCCAGTATCAGAATAAACAGTACAAATTACTGTTCCATCATCATCATCATCGTCTGATGACGAACTGCTACTACTACTAGAACTAGAGCTAGACTCGTTCACTAAAACACCATTTACATACTTTGTACCATCTCCAGGTGTAGTCCAGTTAGCTATGTTTTGAGCTAGACTATTTGAACCTGTATCATTATTTCCAACAATACCAACAGGACCAGAACTTCCAGAACTTCCCCCTCCTCCTGGTGGGTCTGGTCTAATAACAGGTTTTACAGTTTCTGCTCCTGGTGTGAACACAATACTTCCATCCTCATCTTTTTCAAAAGAAGAAGCAGAAGCAGCAGCAGAACCTGCACTTACAGTAATACTATCACTACCATCGCTGCTTGGTATAGTTACTGTTTGAGACTCATCTATAACGTAAGCACCTTTACCATCATCCCCTGCTGTAGGATCATACTTATATCCTGTATTAGCTGTTGAGTTCATAGAAGAAACAAATGCTTCTTCAGTTGCAAACTTGTCTTGAGTAAGTGCCATGTTAGATGGAGCGTTAACACTCGTTGCCGCCATCATAGCGTAGTCAAATTTCTTATCTCCTAAGTCTCCTAGACCACTTAAAAACTTAACAGCTTTAGGAGAGTTTGCTAAAAATTTATCTATTTCAGTTTGAATGTTTTTAGCCATGTCTGTATTACCTAGGTAATTAGCCATTTTTAAATTAGCAAAAGCTGTAGAAAGAGCATCTAGTTTAGAACCTGCTTGAACCACACCTGCTCCAATCATAGCAACTGGCCCAAGAGCTAGACTAACTACTCCTAAACCTTTTCCAAACAAACCACCACCTGATGCAGCGTTTAACGCATTCGTTGCAGCTTTAAAAGGATCAGACACATCTACTCCACTTTTTTTAGTAAAGTAATCTGCTGCAGCTTTAGATCCTTCAGATGTGGTTAAATCAAACTCAGGATCTGTTGTTACTACTTTATCATCATCATCATCTTTTTTAGTAGTAGTAGTAGTAATAGTGGTATCATCTGTAGGAGTAGTATCTGTAGTATCATCTGGAATACATCCAAATCTTTTTAAAGACTCTTCTGTAGCTTTTACAAACACTTCAAAGTCTGCAGGAAGAGTAGATATTATCTGACCATTTAATGTCAGTACCTCAAGTCTTCTACAGTCAGGTGCTACGTATTGTTCTACTACCATACCTGTTTGAGGTGTAGTAGCAGTGGTGGTGGTGGCAGAGCTAGTAGGGTTAGCAATGTCAACGTTACCTACAACTGGTTGTTTATTAACAAGGGCAGTGTTTGCTGTAACTGGAGTTCCAGAGGCTGTAGTTATACCGTAAACAGAGTTAGGCTGTTGTGTTGTAGAAGATGGAGCTACTTGTTGAGTGCTTGGAGGTGGGGTTCCTGTAGAAGGTACTTGAGAGGCTGTTGGTGTAGTAACGACAGAAGTATTAGGAGGTGTGTAAACACCTGCTGCAGCTTCTACTACACCAGTGTTTTCTTCCATAGCAAGTATTTCGTTTAACAATTCTTCTTCATCTGGTGGAAGACTATCTTCTGGACCTGGTTCATCAATAGGTTCTCCACCTATTCTACCATCAGCTTCCATTTTTGCATAACCTATTTTTGCTTCTTTTCTTAAATCTTCAAATAGTTTTACACCATGAAATTTAACTACATCAGCAGGTATAACAATTTCTCCTGGAGAAAGCATAGCAGGTATATCATCTCTAACTTCTTCTGCAGAAGATCCAAGCGGAATCTCATTACCTGATACTGGATCAATTCCTACAGTGTTATCAGGAACATCTCCCAAAGCTAATTCCATTTGTTCGTTCATTGCTACACCACCTTCATTATAGCCTATATAATCCATATCTAGTTTAGCATTCTTAGCTAACACTAATGGCCCTATTTGTATTACTTCACTTGCTTCTCTTACAGGAACGTGTTTGTTGTCACCTGCTCGTACATAAAAACCACCCTGTCTACGAGGATCAAAACCAACCTGTGTCCACTCAGGATCATCTAAATATTGTGTTGCTTTGTTTCTTATTTCATTTACATCAAGATCTTTTATATATCCTTGAACAGTAGCATAAGGTGTTTTACCTTTTTCACCTGTTCCTATTCTTTCACTAGTTTTTGTAGAAGCTATAAATTTTATAGGATCTCCTTCACCTGCTGTGTAGTGTATAGCTTTTGCATAATGTTTTCCCTTTTCAGCATCTTTAGAAGATCCTGTAACAATCCAAGTATCATATTTATTGTAAGCAGGTATATCTAACCTACCATTAAATAAATCACCTATTTTAAGAGATGACTTATTTACCCCCATAGAAGAGGCATTATCTAATACAAAGTGTCCATCTTTTCTTTGTTCTTTGTTTAAAGAAAAAACAACAGCTTTACTTGATGGCTCTCTTGGTAATGTATCCCAAGCATCAACAGGTTTATACTTATCTACATTTGCTAAATGTTGTTCTCTAGTAATTTTATTATCAAGTAAATCTTTTGTTGAATCTTCTAGTTCAGGGGTGCGTATAGTGGGATTAACATCCCTAGATTCTTCAACATACTTTGCCACATTTTCTTGCCAATCATCTACAGTTTCTGCTTTATCAAACTCTGCCATTTTTCTTTGGTATTCAATGTTTGATAACTGAGGTGTTACTTCTTCTTTAGGTTTTAATCTAATGTTACCACCCATTGCACCAACTGCATCTGGGTCTACCTCAACACGTTTAGCTACATCCAAAGTTTTTCTAGCACCTGCTCTTATGGCTGAAGCTGCTGCATCCCCTATCCCAGGAATCAAACCTATTATAGCTGCACCACCCAAAGCACCTGCTAGGAAGTAATTAGGATCATCTTTTTGTAGTTCGTCATATACTTCTTTAGCAGCCATAGCGTCACCTATGACAGGTGTTAGTTCTGCTACAAACTTAGCTGCATCTTTAAAGGTAATGTCTTTTGCAGGTGCTGCGTCTTTGTCTACAAACTTTTCAGCTTCTTGCTGCACACCTTCATCAGTGTACCCAAACATTTCCATCTGTTCTGCCATACCACCTTCGTTGTATTGACCTGTACCGAAATGTCTACTTGGAGTCATTAAGTATTCCATAAAACCTTTTAAAGAAGTTTGACCTTCTTTATCTTCTTCTTCTTTTTTATCTTCTGGTAAACCAGGAAAAGTTTCTTCTGGAAAACCTTCTTTAATAGCTTCTTTATCAAACATAGTGCTTGATCTCCACTGTGCATACTCAGAAGCTTTTTCCTCACTAGAAAATACAGGTAACTTTTCACCTGTAATAAAGTCTTTACCTTGATTGTCTTTTAGTCTTTGTTTTACTTCTTCATCACTAAGTTTATTACCATTCTCATCAATGGTAGGTGCAGTAATCCATCCAGTTCCAAAAGGTATTGTAGTACTTACCTCAGAATATCTAGTTCCTTTTTTACCAGTAATTTCACCAGTCTCATCAATCCAAACAGACCTTCCACGTAAAGTTATTTCGTTTGTTCTAGATCTAGGTTTTGGTTTAGGTTTGGTCTGATTTAGGCCCATTCACTTCATCCCTCAGAAACTTTAGTCTACGTAAAGATTTTGCTTCACCTTGTAGTCTAAACAAGTCTTCTGTTTTTAATGTTTGTTCCATTTGTATGTGTATGTGGTTTAGTCTTCGATCTAGTTCTTGATTCAGTGAATCCCAGATTTCGTGATTGTTTACTATTTGCTTTAAGCTCATGCTTGTCCTTCGCCTGTGTTGGCTGAGAAACCTTGTTCTCCTGGAACTGGTGTTGTTCCTGTGCCTACTTGTCCACCGCCTGAACCAGTTGTGTCTTGTACCTGTACTCCTGCAGGAGCCTGTTCTTTAGGCGCAGGAGCACCTTGTTGAGGTGCGTTAGGATTTACTTCAGGTGGATTGTCTGCTTTAAACTTCTTGAGAATCTCAGCTTGTATTGCTGCATCACCCATTGAGTTTGTAAGTTTGTCAGGATCAAGATCCATAGACTTAGCAATCTCTCTGATAATATAATCCATTTTTGCAAAAGGTGCAAGCACTGGATTTTGTACAACACCAAGAAACTGCATGAGTCTTTGACTACGAACTTCGTTAGCCATCAAGCTTTCAGTACCTTCTGCTTTAACTTCCAGATCACCTTTAATATCTGAGTCGTAATCAAACTGCATGTTAAAATGAAAGAAAGCCCTACCAAGAGGGCCAAGAAGATAGTCATCTACATTTTTAACTACAGTTCTAATGCTACCGTTAGCAGCAGACATGAGCATGGAAATACCAGAAGCGGTACGTCCTACACCCTGTACTCCTGTTTGACCATGAGCAAAAGATGGAAAGCCAGTTGATTCATCTGACAGCACTCTTGCTTTATCAAACATCTGCATGTTCTCGTTACTGACGTTGGGAAACTTAGTGCCAAAGATAGCTTGACCAGGAGCACCCCCTTGTCTGCGAAAGACTTTGCCAGGATAGATAGATAGATCTTGCCCAGGCATAAGGTTGGTTTCGTCTATCTCAATAATAAGATTACCAGATAGAGCAGCGTTGTCCACACTCATTCTCATGAAACCATTCATAAGGGTTTGTGTGTCATCCATGTTCTCAGCAATACCTACACCAAAGAATGAGTAAGGATTTACTTCAAAAGGAACTGCGTAGTAAGGTAAGATGGCAGGAGTAAAAGGATTCATTACAAGACGTAAGACTTGTCCGTTACAAATCCAAATATTTACAGAAACTTGATCCTGATCTTTTAACTCTTTTGGAATATCTACATCGTATGTTTTTAAAATATCTGTGTCTACGTAACCCCAGAACTCAAGAACGTTAAATCTTTCTGACCTAGTTTCTTGATCTGCATCTTCCATGACCTGTTCCCACCACTCTTTGCTGTAGGACTCACCCATTTCAATAGCGGTGTCGATAGCATTTGATCTAAAGAAAGGTCTGCGTTTTAAACCACGTATTTGTGATCTAGACATTTTATGTTTTTCAACAACATACTCAGCTTCATCCATGTTGTTTGCATCAGGATCTGGATAGAAGTTCCATATAGATACTGAGGATGTCTGTGGTACTGTTTTAATAGTAGGACTGTACTCTCCATCTTCTGACCAAGAAGGATATTCTTTGTCTAAAGCAAATGGTCCTTTCATGATACCTGTACCAAAAAGTGCTGTCTCAAATGCTGTTATACGTAGTTGTTTCTTAGCGTTTGATTCTTCTAGTTGGTCATGTATTTTCTTTTCCATCTTTTTAGCTGCAACCATAGCAGGATGGAATGTAGCTTGAGTTGGTGTGGTTCCTGGCCCTTCTTCAATCTTATCTTGTACTGGTTCAAGTTTCTTAGATAAACCTGACAGTCTTTCTCGCAGGTCAATGATAGTCTCACCTGGTTGTAGATAATTTAAATCAGTGAAATCTTTTTCTGCTGCTTTTTGTATCTCTTGATTTGTTTCAAAGTTTACTGACTCTTCAACTCCGTCTGGTAAAACAGAAGGGTTAATAGAAATAGGAAACTTGTTAGATCCAAACAGTACATCTACAATTTGACCATAGGCTGCAAGAACCTTGGTCTTAGTAACTTTAACAAATACTCTAGATTTTTCTGTGGATGTAAACTGAACGTCAGGTCCGTAAATACCACGATAGTTTTGATAAGCTTTTATCCAACGCTGTTCATCTGAATACCTAGCTTTTTCTGCTTTATAGAATTTGTCCTGTACGAACCCAATAACGGTTCCTACTTTAGTATCAGTTTTATTTTCAGAGTCTTCTTTGTCTTCTACATAGGATGACTCTTGATCGTCCATATAAAGTTCTTCTGATTCAAAGATGTCATCTTCTTCCATTAGTTAATCCTTAGTATCCAAATGTGGGGTCTGATGCTTGAAAGCCTGATCGCTGTGAGCTTGGGTCAAAGTCAAATACGTTACTTCTTGGTCTGGTCATAACACCGTATCTTAGCGCATCGTATAAGTGATCTTCTGAATTGGTATCTACATCTTCAGGGTTCTTTTTGTCAAGTGGTATTGTCGGTAATTGATTGATAAGATTTGTACAGTTATCAAATATAACAAGCCTTGGTTCCTCTGTAAACTCATCTACTTGTAGTCTTCTGTGTATCTCATTCTTGCCCGATACACGAGAGCCTTTTGATCTGTCAGCAGGACGCCACCTACATCCTTTCAATATCATTTGTTCTGCAAGGCTAGGACCAGTATCACCTCTTCTATGCCAGAGTGAAGAGTCTAAAACTCCATACCTTATTTTTTCATCATACTCAAGGTCCAGGATCATGTCAGCCAAGTCAGTCGCTATGATTTTAGAAACATATAACTCCCTGTAGACAATTAGCTGTTCAGATCCTGGAACAACTGCTATCCATACAACACCTGTGTGAGATCCATATCCGTAATCACAAGCCCTAAATCTAGTCCAGTTTGATGGTATGTCGTATGATTTAACTACGTGTATTTGTCTGTTAAACTCTGGAAAGGCTGAACCTTCATTTATATCCCAGTCACCTTCAAGTAATTGTCTTCTTTGGTGTTCTGGTAATGATAGAAGGTTAGCTTCGTACATTCCATCTTCTGAAAGATAAGGGTTATCAAACAGAGTTGCAGGTATAAACTTTCTTTTAAAAAGAGGTTCACCCTCTCTTGTGTGACCTTTAGGCCACGTAATTATTTCACCGTTTTCATCTGTTGCCCAGAAAGATTCTCCTGGAGTACTGGGTTCAATAAAATGTCTACGAACCCACTGATGCCCAGGTCCACCTGGGTTGCTTGTTGCTCTCATGTACAGAGGTAATCCACTAGCTTTTGTAGCTCTAAGTCGTGACCTCATATAATTCCAAGAGTAACTGGAGGGCCATTGGGTCAACTCGTCAAAGCCTATCCAGTTAAAAGCTTGTCCTTGGTATCTCATAACATCATCATCACGATCAAGGTATGACATCCAAAGTGTTGCACCGTTAGGTGCTACCCAAGTTTTATCTCTTTCCATGAACTTTATTCCTGGAACAGCCTTTGGGTAAAGCTGTTTACTTACAGATATAAGTTCTCGTAACTCTTCTGTACTCCTACGAACAAGTAGCATTCGTGCATGTGGATTCGTAAAATATCTAACTGGATCAGCCACCATCGAATACGACTTACCACCACCTGCTGCTCCTCCGTATAGCACCTCTTGTTCTGTAGACGCTAAAAATTTAGTTTGTGGGCCTGGGTTAGGCTCAAATATTACCTCTTGTGTTCCCACAGAAAGGGCATCGCTCTCCAGGTTCGAGGGAGATGTAGTCTTCGTCTTCAATAAGATCTCTGGTGTTTCTACCACCAACTCTTTTTTCTTCGATCTTCTGGCTTTTCCTTGCCGCTTCTTTGTATTTTTTGGCATACTGCTTGTAGTTTGAGGAAGCTCTACGCCTTTTCTCTTCCATTCTGACACGTTTATATAACCCTACATGTGATATTTCTCTACCAGATTCTTTAGATAACCAAGCTGCTACTTTTCTAGTGCTGTACTCTTGAAGAAATAATTTAGCTTTTTCTAGTAACTCTAACTCTTCAGGGATAGGTATCAGTAGATCTGGATCTGTTTCATCTTGTTTGTAACCAAAGGGTACGTGTCTTCCTACTCTTATAACAGGATACCACTCTCCTAGTTCCCCTTGTAGTGGTATCTGCCAGTCAACTTTGGTTGGGTGGTCTGCTGTTGTTGCTCTTTTACTCATCTTCTTTCGCAGGTAGAATAAACAAAGGTTCTGATGTTTTTACTTCTACCTTGTCTGTTTTAGTAAATCCTGCACGATCTAGTATATCTTTTGCTGCTAACATCTTTTCTTTTACACCCAGATCTGTAGGGTCTGCCATAACAGAAAACATTGTATACGCTGCTTTAGTTGAGGACTGTGCTATAAATTTTTTAGTAAGCTCTGCTATTTCATCTGTTAGACTGTTTACTATTTGTGTAGAAGCAACACCATCAGAATAACCTGCAAGTTTCTTTGCCGTAACAGGATCTCCTTTTGCTTCTTCAAAAAGAACTTCAAGAAACTTATGTTGTTTTTCTGTAAGTTGTTTTGCCATTATGCCACCATATAAATTATAAAACCTAAAACACCTGCACCTGCTATAAGCATAACACCTGATATACCCCAAGTAATTATTGCTTCAATCATTTCTGCTTTACGGTATTCTTGTTCTTTCTTTTGTTTTCTTATTCTACCTTCAGTAGCAACAAGCTCATCCCAAACTGATGGCCCATACGTAAAACTGATCCAGTCTTTTAGTTCCTGACGCATAGCCTCTGCTTTCTTTTTAGCAGTGAATATTTCTAAAGCTTCTGCTTCAACAGAACCTCCCATAGCTTTCCACCAAGGGGGGTTCTTATTTTTTTGTTCTAAGTAGGCTAGATCACTCATGCTACTAGCCCACTGATTTAGTTGACCACCCATTTCCTGAAGATCTTTTCCAAACTGGAAACCTTTCTTCAGAGCATTGAACGCTACGGTAGCTCCACCGATAATTGTTACTGGGTCCACGAGCCTCCTCCCAAAGTACTCCTAGTATCATTAAAGAACTGATTGTATTTTTCAAAGAGGTTTGCCTGACAATATAGCTCTTTCTATATCATGTCTGCCAATACCTAAATCTCGTAGCTCTCTATCAGTCATTCTGTAGAGTTGTATACGTGCAATCTTTCTTCTTGCTGACTCTGCCCTTGCTTCTACTATTTTGTTGAATATTCTTTTTAACATTATCTATCCTCTGTATGTGTTAATGAGGATAGTTATATTCAAATAGTTATATCATAGTAGTGACAAAAATGCAACTCCGTTATGCTTTGCCTTTTACTTTCTTGACTACCTTTGTAGTCCAGGCTTCATTAACGTCAGGTGTGGAAGGATCATCTCCAACAAGTTGACCCTTCTCATTACGAGCACGTACCTTTACTTCCTCTGCTCCTTCTACAAATTCAAGAACAGCAGGATCTTTGGTGTGCCACTCTCCACGAATGTACTCCGCAAGAACAGCACCATATTGATCTACAACTTTGTTATCTTCTATTTTCATTATTTCATACTCTTTAAAATTTTACGTATTTCTTTTTGTTTTTTAACCCTTGGATCACTAGGCTTTACTCTGGTAAATGCGTTAGTGTTATTACCCACAATCCAAACCATTCCGTCACCTGCGTCAGTTCCAATTCTGTCAGACTTAAGTGATTTACGTCTAAACTCTTTGACACCTGTTAACGGATTTATTTTTGGTTTTTTATTAGGTACAGTTTTCTTAGGTTTTTTAGTTGTTTTAGGTTTCTTCTTAGGTTGAACATTAGGTGGAGTAAACTTCCTATCTGTTTTATCCTTAGTTGTAGGTCTTCTCCTTGGTTTCTTTTTAGAAACCTTTCTCTCAGCAGGGGTAACATCTAAATCAATAGTAGCAATTCTTACTGCTGCAGGAGCAAGCGTCATAGGCTTTCTTCCTGGTATTTTAGGATCGTTCCTTAGTTTAATGTTACTAGGTGTTACATCTTTCATGGGTCTTTGTTTTGGTTTTTTAGGACCAGTCTTTGTAACATTCTTAGGTTTACTTTTAACAGAAGCAGGAGGTTTCTTATCAATCTTTGGTTTTGTACCTGCTTTAGGAGGACCACTTGGTTTCTTAGGCGCAGGAGGTTTACTAGGTTTTTGAAACCTACCAGTCTTAGGATTAACAGGTTGATTAGGTTTTTTAGGATCAAGCCTACGTGGACCCTGCGTTATTTTAACGTTAGGTGGTTTGCTATTTGTAATCTTAGCATCCTTTGCCTTTGGACCTAATCTTTTTATAAATTCTTTTGCTGCCTGTCTTCCTGCAGGTGTTCTAAGAAATGAGTAGGCTACTCTACCACCTGCTACTGCAACATATATTAAAGGAACAGCCATTGTTACTAACCTTTCTTATAGGTGTTAGGTGCTTTTTTAATTCCTGTGTTAAGAGGTCCAGAAGATTTTACCATACCACCTACGTTATACATGGCAACTTTACCACCTTTAGCGTAAGCTTTTTTCTTCATGCCGCCTTTAGCGTAACCTTTCTTTTGCATACCACCTTTATTCATGTAACCCATATTGTTACGAACTGCTTTTGGTAGTTTTTTAAGACCAGTCTGATTTGCTCCAGGAGTTTTTAATCCTCCTGCTGCCATGCCTTTTTTCTTCATGCCACCTTTAGCCATGCCTTTTTTCTTCATCATAGCACCGCCATTAGCCATACCTTTTTTCTTCATCATGGCTCCACCGTTTGCCATTCCTTTTTTCTTTATACCGCCTTTAGCCATGCCTTTCTTTTTCATCATAGCACCACCGTTAGCCATACCCTTTTTCTTTTTCATTGTTCTTCCTCACTATATAAATTGTTAAACACTCGTTGCGTATCCCATACATAGTCTACGTTTTCTTTCGAGTTATAAATATGTTGGTTAGGTCTAAAGTCTGGAGCGCCTTGTCCAGTTTCAAACCAAGCTGGGTGAGTTACTCTCACTCTGTTATTGGGTAACGCAACTATGTTACCTGTGTATTCTCCTGCATCTAACAACTCCAAAACATGAGATTGTTTATGTTGTGCAGGATCATCTGCTACTTCGTTATCTGTGTAATCAACAGTGAAGTAATACTTTGCAGGATAGAACTCACCATCAACTTTTGCTATCCAAGGAGCAGGTGTAGCTCTTTCTAATTTATATACTGAGTGTGTATGAGACATACAATCCCAGGGTTGTGCTAAATATGGTGGTAACTCTGTGGGCCATTCCTCAAGGGGGGTATCTGCCACGAGTGCTGTTAGAGGCATCCTAGCCCACATTGCACCACCATGTACATTTTCTGAATCATCAAAGTCTGACTCACAACCTGTAAATATAACTTGAAAACTGAGAGTTCTGTTTGGCATAGTGGTTACACCTATAACCATACAATGTAAAAACTCTCCTTGATATTCTTCTAAATTTTTTGTGTATTCTCTACGTACCCATGCTTTGAAGTACGGTATGCTACTTTGTAGATATGGCATCTTTTTTATGTTTCCTTCGCAATTCTGCTTTAGCTTGTTTAAAGACATTTGCTATCGCTGTCTTGCCCATGACTTTAGCACGTTGTTCTGCTACGGTCAATATTTGGATCTTTCTTGCGTAAGGTTTGTTTATTCTTTTTACTTTTGCTACTGTTGCTTTAGCATCAGCCATCGTAGCAAACTTAATCGATACTGTATCTTTAGGGTTTTCATCCGTATACAGTCTACGTCCAGACCCTTTAGGTTTTTTACCTGTTCCTACTTTTGGGTCTTTTTTCTTTTTAGTCATTTTTTGCCTTTAGGTTTAACACCACGCTTTTTCATATTAATAGCAATTGCTGCTTGTTGCTTTGGACTTTTAACAACACCACCTTTGTTTGCTCTAAACTTTCTTGTCTTTTCTGCTATTTTCTTAGGCTGTGCTACAAACTGTTTACCTGCAGCCTTGCCTTTTCTTTTAGCTTTTGTTGTAGCTGCATACTCACTACTACTAAGAGATTTAATAGCTGCAGTAGGTAGATAACGCTCACCAGTCTTAGAACTAGGCTTGCCACTCTTTGTGCGCCACTTCTGTTTAGTCCAGTTCTTGAGAGACTTCTGTGGGGCTTTCACGACTTGTAGCCTCCACCCTTGGCTTTGTATTGTTTAGCTAACATCTGAGCTTTACGAGCAGACCACTGACCAGGACTACCACCCTTGCCACCTGCTTTGATTGAGTTAAACAAAGCCTTTCTCATTCCTGGTTTTGTGTAGTTTCCTGCTTTGTTTACAGTGCTACCACCCCTAGACATTCCAACTACTTTTTTTAAGGACTTTGCTTGTCCTGCATGTAACTTGGAAGCTTTATTTAAACCTTTGATTACTTTCTTTACTCTGGTTTTATTTTGTTTTTTTAAAGCCATTACTTTTACGCCTTGCAGTTACAACTAGGTCCACAGTTTTTATTTAAGATTGCACAACCTATTCTTTTAAAATATCTCCACATCCATTTTATCATTCTCATAATGAAACTCCCATTTTAATTTCTTGGCACTCTGGTATAGCTAGGTATCCCTGTTGTTGAAAGTATTTAGCTACGATCAAAGCTTCTTGAGCACATGCTTCCTCTGTAGGAAATGTTGATGTTGTTTTTACCATGACTTCGCATGACAATGCTGCAGGTGTACTACAGAGGAGCATAAATGCTATCCACATTAGAAACTAACCGTAGCTCCTATTGTAACATCACCAAACTCTAAGTCTGAGTCTGTTGATACCTCAGTGTACAGGCTGATGTTTGTGCTAGGAACTGTGTAGTCTACTGTGAAGTCCAGTCCTTGAAAGATGTCTCCATCTTCTAACTCTAACATGTCAATATCTGTAGCCATTGTAAAACCTAGACCCATAGCTGAAAGTCCTGCTGATGGTGTTAGCTCCCACTCCCAGTCTTCTACACCTGTTGTGTAGTTAAGATCTGAAGAAGCTCCTATTGACACTGTTTGACCTGCTACAGAAAAATCTTTTCCGTAAGACGCTGTGCTTGCCAAAAGTCCAGCTAATCCTACCCACGCTGCTATCACAGCTATTTCTATTTTATTCATGTAATTTAATCCTTTACCATTTAACTTTGTTAGCCCAGTACGCAGCAGACATCTTACCTTTTGAAATGTTTTTTCTGTGTCGTGCTTTAAAACTTGCCCTCTTCTTTTTCATTCTATCCGATTCACCTGCTTTGGGTTTACCTGCAGTAGAGGCTCCTTGCTGACCAAAGCGAATCAATTTATATTTACCACCTTCTGATGCCATGACAACATGAGACTTAGTTGGGTGATCAGGAGTTCTCTTTGGTTTGTTGACCCCTTTTAACCCTAGCCTTTTCATTGTCGCTTTGACACGCTCAGGTACACTCATTTGTATCTCTCGTATTTAGGGTTATCTTTTCTCCCGAATAGTGTCAGTATAAAGTTCATTATACCTCTACCAATTTCTGTAGGTGTTGGCAAGAGCCAACCTAAGATAAGGAGCAACATAACCCAGGGTGGTATGTTTGTGTTTATAATATCCAAGCTTCCCACTGATCCTGTCTCTACTTCTTTTGTAACTACATCTCTACCTGCAGAGGTAGTGTTCTCTACAGACATTACTGACTGTCTGTTTTCTTTACCTATCTGTGCGTTAGAATTTACTGTAGGACCGTCTGATCCTCCTAGCAACCCCAGAGTACTCAAACCACAACCAGATAAGAATAGAACGAGTATTAACCATCGCATTTATTTCCACTCTCTGTCAGCTTTGTTAAAACAATCAAACTGCAAACCTAAGTATTCATTCTCTTCGTACTTTTCCCAGTTTGCATTCTGAGCAATTATTTGACACTGTTCTTTAGTAAACAATTCCTGCATAATGTACTGATTACCTGTGTAGACCCACTCCTCCCCAGTGTTTCCCCACATGCTGATAACCAGTATAAACTCTTTCATATCTACATCATTTCAAAGTGGGGAGCATCGATGAAGGGTCTACGCCCCTGGCTTCGTCTTAAGTCCACATATGCCATCATAGCATCTTCTGCGCTTCCTGGGTAAGATCTTATATCTCCTTCACTCCAGGCTGCTCCCCATTTGATAGCGCAGCCGAACTCTTCTGCTGCAGCTTTAAAAGCGTCACAAATATCATCGTATAAGTTTAACTCCCACGATACCTCTGGCCCTACGTATGCTACCACGTCTACAGCCTGTGAGTATCCATCCTCTTGAGGAAGGTGTTTTGATCGCATAGTCTGTGATCTTCCTGCAGCTACGTTAGCCTCTTGCTCTTCAATGGTTCTTACACCACACGTCACTCCAAAATCAACACCAGTTATTTCTATGGCTCTCTCAACAACAGAGACTAGATCAGGGTGTACACCCATCAGTCTTTCCTGTGATCTTTTACTTAGGTTAAAACTCATCTCATATCCTTCTTCATCGCTACTTTGTTGCCCATTGGCTTACCTGCCATGTATGCTGTAGCTCCCATGTAGGCTGCTACGACACCAGTTTGTGCAATGTAAAACAGCCCAAGCAGATCTGCTAGAGCCGCAACTCTTGTATCTGTCATCAGTGGTGTAAATAAGATAATTGTAAACACAATCATCATACCCATCGCTACCCACGCCATAAACTTTTGAGACTCAGCCTTTTCTTCTCGTAGCTCAACTTCGAGCATACGTTCTTTCATTGCTATTTCTTCTGCTGTGATCTTACCGTCACCGTCTACGTCAAAGTCTATTACCATGTTACGATTGTTCCTGCTATAAACCCTACAATGATACCAACTGTAAGTGTTTTCTTGTTGGCTAGTATCATTTTAATGCTGTGTTTTAGTTTGTTCCACTGTTTCTTCATAGTCATTCTCCCACTCTCTTCTTCTATCAGGATCTAAAACATCTTTTCTACGTAGGTATCCTTCAAGATACATACATCTTTCTATCCTATCTAAAGATTCCCAGTTGCCTGTGTGTTCAAAGTAGGCTCTACGCACGTAAAAGACATCTGATCTAGGGATGTGAACCCTTCTCATCTTTCTTTCATCTGCGTTGGCTAGTGCGTTGTAGAACTCTTCCAGTACTGAGTCAGACTCAAAGTACTTTATTCTATTTTTACTCATTTGGATTTCGCTAGTTGTACTTAAAGTAATACAGTTGTCAATATTATCTTTTATTTATTTTCAATAAATGGACAACAAAAGCAGATATGGGGTACTGTTAGTATTACTTTAAGTAATTACTGTTAGTATTCTTATAGTAGAATATAAATATAAGAATAATAATAAAAGAATTAATACTTTAAGTATTACTATAAGTATATACTATTAGTTATACTGACTTCAAGTATAAAACAACAGGTTAATACCGCCCAAGTCATTATGTCACACCCATAATACGTAAGCATATATTCTTATATCTTGTTATAAGTAGGATAAACCCCCTGTCATCCAGTAAGATATATTTATTTTTATTCTTATACAGCTTCATAACCTTAGTTATATCCAGGTTTAGACGTATCACAAGTGTAAACCACTTGATTTACAATGTGGTTAACAGTCAAAAAATACCCCTCTCTGTCATTGGGTATATATATAGTACGTATACCCCCCTACCGTCCCATGCCACCCTACGGACTAGACCTTGTGTTTATACATTCAAATATTACAATATGTATAGATAGTTTAACATTAAACTAGTTTTTACATTTAGTTTAAACCTAAACTATAAAATGGTTTAACGTTAAACTACTTTTGGTTTAATACTTAACTAAATTCGTTTAGCATTAAACTATTAGGTTTGTGATCACAAATAGATTAGGCAACTATAACACCAAGTATTACATTGTGATCACGTTTAGTTAATTGTTGCATACTTACAACACAAATTAAAAGTTTATCAGATAGAGTTGAAACGATTACTCATTATATATTTATTGCAATCAACAGCAACAAAAATGAAAGTAAAACAAAATGAAAATCTTTAAAATAGAAACCGATAGAATTTATGACAATAAAGAACAAATAATAAATGTTATGTTAAAAGATAATGCTAGTTATGATGATCAGTTTTTAAAGCATGATATTGTTTTTGTAGATAGTGTTAGAAACATAATAGGTGTTATTGATCTATCTTTTACTAGTAGTCAGGATAGAAAAGATTTTTTTGAAGTATATGATATAACTGATTTCATTATGGGTATTTATGATGATGGGGAATATAAAATAGGTACTGAAAAAGATAAAGAACAACTAAGTTATTATGCGGCTAGATATTAATTAATTAAAAAGGATTATTAAAATGGATATTCAAAAAATAATAAATGAGCATGGTGCAACAGTTTATCATGTAGAAGACGAGGGATGCATTCAAGAGTTTTGGACTAAAGAACAAGCTCAGGAATATATAGATTATGTTAAAAGTATTTATAAGCATTGGAGTGAATAAAAATGAATATGTTAGTAAATCAAAACGATTTTAACACCTATAAAGATCAATCAAGAAAAGCTTTATTAGCTATGAAAGAGCATTGCAACAGTGATACTTTTATTAGTGATTGCAAAAGAATTGCTTATGAAAAGATTGAACAAGCTTTAGATAGTAATGGTCAATTGATATGGTCAAAACTACCAAAACTAATTGGACAAAATACTAAAATCAGTAAAGATGTTGCTAATCTAGATAATGATCTAGAAATATTTGGTTTATCACTAGCGCCACATTTCATATCTGGATTTAATACTTGTAATGGTTTGAGCATGGGATGCGCACAAGCTTGTCTTATGTTTACTGGCATGGGTCAAAAGTTTATGGTTTCTACTGATGGAGAACATAAAGTAGCAATTGCCAGAATTATCAGGACTATTCTTTGGTTTAAATATCGTGATCAATTCAAAGCTAAGTTATTGCGAGAGATAGAGTTGAAGCAAAAACTATTGGCTAAGAAAAATATTAGCATGGCATTTCGTCCTAACGTATTTAGTGAAGTAAAATTTGAAAAGTTATTTCCTGAATTATTTGACCTATGCAAAAGCTTAAACATTCAAGTTTATGATTATGTAAAAGATATAAATAGAATTGTCGAAAATCCTTACAAAGATTTTTATAGTATGACTTTCAGTCTATCAGAAAACAATTCTTTGTTTATTCCTACAGCTTTAAAGCATGGGTCAAATATTGCTGTTGTCACTGATATACCTACAAACAAAGCAAAAGATAAAAAGAGTTATTTATATAGCGTTCCAGATACAATTACTGTTGATAGCATAACTCTTGAAACTGTTGATGGTGATAGCCATGACGCAAGGTTTCTAGATAATAAAAAGAATTGCTTTGTTGTCCTACGTGGTAAAGGTCAAGAGATACGAAAAGACACAACAAACTTTATGCGAAAGGTACACTAAAATGTTTTCAGTATATAAATCAAAAAAATTATTAGCAGTACATTCTAGGCTAGTTGATGCAAAACTTGACGCAATCAACAAAACGAAAGCTTACAATGGTGTTATAGTTGTGCGAGATGCATTAGGAGGTTTACGTTTTGAAGTAAATCCAGATGCCCCAGAACAACACCAAATTAAGGAATACAAATAGAATGTTTTTAACTTGGATTATAGGCACGATAGCAATAACGGCTATACTAGGCATACTAGCGTGGATCATAACTTATTTAATTATGGAGGTGTAAAAATGATAGCTGAGGCATTAACATATCAAAAAGAAAAGCTTTATAAACTAAGTTACTATATGCAAGATTTATGGACAAAAGCAAATAGCGATTTTTGTAATGAGCTAGAACAGACAGAAGCACTAACAAAAATTTGTAAAATTAATAATACTATCGAAAGGATTTTGAACGATGAAAAATAACTTAATTAATTTAAGACATGCCACTGGTGCAGCATTAGAAGTGCTAGAAGAATTAGCTGAAATAACGACACACCTAGAACACATACAAGGTTTAGCTATTGAAGTAAAAGGCTCTGGAATACTACCAGTAGAAGCAAAAGAAGACTTAGAACAAATAGCCCACGCTTGTGGAATGCTGTTAGCAAGGGGAAAAGAATGACTAAACAATTTAAATCTTGGTGCATTGTCTATGATAAATTTGAAGTAAAAGCAAATGTGCCATCTAACGAATACTGGCAAACAGTGCCTACTGTATGGGCGAGGTTTACATATGATGGTTATTATCAATTACTTGATAGGTTAAAACCTCTAAAAGAATTAGAGGGTAGGATAATAAAAAATTATAGGATAATTCCAAGTGAATTTAATATTGAAGAATTAGAGGGTAAACCACCAATAAAGGAAATTAAAAAATGACTAAGAAAATATTAAAACACTGGGCGCTATTCTACAAACATGGGGAGCGACAATTCATTAGCGCACCCACTAGGAAAGAGTTGGATAGTGCTATCTTTGGAGGTGCTTATGCACCTAGTCCTGACAATGTGACCTACTATGTCGAGTATGAACGTGACATAAAAGACACACAATATAACCAAGTTACTGAGGTGTAATTTAAAATAAAAATTAATTACTATATACAAATTATAGAACAAATAAAAAAAGGATAAAACAAAAATGACACTTACATTTAATCAAATACTACAAATGGAAAATGCTTTGGCTACTCGTTCAATGCCTAGTGACATTATAAAAATGGCTCACTCAAAACGATATAGCGAAAGTAAACAAGAGTGGATCAAGCTAGGTGAGCAACCACTACACTACGTGTTAAGAATATTAGCAAAAGAAGGATTAGACAAATGAACTACATAGATACACTAAAAACAATCAACACTACTGAGTTGAAAAATCAAATGAGTGATGCAGCAGTAGATGCTACCGACACCTACATCAGAGATGTACTGAAGGGTGAGGACGCCTTTGCCTGTGGGTTCGCATGGGTAAATATTTATCCTAAATTCAAGGGCAACACTAGGGATGGGAAAGCAGAACGCAAAGTATTAAAGGAACTAGGGTTTGAGCTAGACTACACTGGTAAAAGGTTCAGCTTATGGAATCCTAGTAAGTCATACTTTCAGAACATAGACTGTAAAGAGGCAGGTGCTAGAGCAGCAGCTAAAGTTCTGGAGAGTGTGGGCTTTGATGCTTACGCAAACAGTAGGCTAGACTGATGTTATACATCATAAAAATTATGGATAGTGATGGTGAGTTTTTTGCTTACCACACTACCAAAAGCAAAACAGAGCTAGACACTTTATCTAAGAAGTACCTAAGCATGAAGGGTATAACTATAGAAATTAAAAGAAAGGAATTATCATGACAAATTTTACAAAAGAACAACTAAAAACATTACGCAGTGAGATAAACTCATTACTACTAACACATGACTTTGAGGAAACTTGTGATTTAAAAATACAAACTTTGGTTGATAGTTGCACCTATAGAGGTGGCGAAGCAACATTCAAAGTAAAAGTGTTACTTGATGGAGCAGAGACTAAAGAGGAAAAAGATCTTAAAAAAATGGCTATCCTACACAGGCTAGATACGTCTAAAGTACACGAATACATAGACCATAAATCAGTACGGTATCGTATGCAGCTAGTGGGCTACAAGACTAAAGCAAGGAAAATGCCTTGGATTGTAAAGGATTGTTTATCTATGTCTGGCAATGAGTACAAGCTTACTGATGCACAGGCTAGACAGTGGTTCGAGTATGAGGTGCAGCCATGAGATACAAAGAGATTGTAATAGCAGCAGAGGATTTGGAGTGTGACCAAATAGACACAATCCATGACGCAATAAAAGAACACATCTTGGATATTGGTGTAGCAACACCTAAAACTTTAACAGGGTTTAGTTGGAGACTAGACGTAAGAATGAGGATGGATAACTATGACACCTAGAATACAAGACATATACAAAACTTTATACTACGCAGACTATGACGATGTAGAGATAGATCAGCTAATTGTAGGACTGCTAGGGAGTAGAATGAATCTACCTAGTTGGCACAATGTCTCAGAGACAGTAAGCAGCTACAAGCTAGACGATCAGATGGAGTTAAACTTTGAACCAGAGGATAGTTTAAGATGATTGATTTTGACCATGACCCAACAACTAAAGATAGATTATTTATTAGTATGAGCGCACACTTTTTGACTGAACAACTTCCCGATGAAGCAATTGAATGGGATGAAGACCAGATAGAAAAGTGGGCTGATGAACACAGATGGGAGCCTCTTGAATATCATGACCCAAAAGATGTCATTGAGATGATTGAAGCTGCTGCGTGGCACGCACATGAGTTTTTTAAACAGGAAGTATTAAGACTTACTTGTAACGATTAAAAAGGAGACTGAAGAATGATACTGTATAGATCAAGTAAAGGACAGTGGGTTGGTACTCAGCGTGATGCTCAGAGATACTTCCCTAAAGACTGGAAGCAAGTAGATGTACCAGTGTCCAAGGTACAACTGATAGAGTTCCTTAACGAGAACAAGGTAGGTGCTACTCAGACTGAACAACAACAGCCAGTGATGACCACACCTGATCCAGAAAAGATAGATCCAGAGGCTTACAGTTGGGTATCATGGGCATACGCAACACTGAGAAGAGGTGACAAAGCAGAAGCAGAAGCAATGCTGCTCAGAGGATTAGAAAAACAAAAGGAGTTAATAAAATGAAAACTGAAAAAGAATTAGACATCGAAGTTCGAGAAGCTTTTGACAGGGCAATAGACGCTATCATGTTTGACTACATGTACATGGGTACTGAGAAGGGCAGAGATGATCTTGAGTATATGGGGTTCAAACATATCGAGACTAGGGAATACATAAAGATACCCAAGTGTGGGGTAGCGTTTAGGAAAAAGAAGGAGACAGAAAATGCTTGATATAACAACAATAGATAACATCAACCTGTGGGTAGTCTTCTACACAGTCAGGAGTGACACTGGTAAACCTGATCAACAGTGGGGAGATCCAGATAAACCAGTATACCTGAGTGACCACTGGGAGATTTGTTACAACAAGAAGGAAGCAATAGAGAGATACAAAGAACTATTTGACAGGTATCCCTTGATAGATATTCACAACGCAGGGATCGCACCAATAGATCCAGAGTACAGCACAGGGTGGTAGATATGAAAGATCATTGGGTTATTAGGTATGATATGATGTGTGATGGTGAATTAGAAACAACATGGGAAGGTCATATTGATTTATATTCTGCTATCAAACAATTAATAGAACTAGAAACAACAGGGTTTGCTCGTTACGTTTCATTGCAGTATGACCCAGACCCAGAGGAGTATGAAGAATGAATATGAAAATGTTTAACTATAAAAATCAGTCAGTAATGTTTGTAAATTGTAGTCTTGAACACTGCTACAACACTGCTGACTACATGATAAAAAGAGAAAAGAAAAAGGGTTACTGGAAGCATAGACTGTATGATGACTTTGATCAGGACTATCCATCCGTTGATAGTATCTATGACTGGATAGAAGTAAGTGACGATGAGCTAGTGCCTGTCACTGCTGAGGAAATAGAGAGGGCATACAATGAGCTACGATAAATGGATCATGATAGAGGGTGGTACAAAGAGCCAACAGAAACACGCTATAAGTATGATCATGTTCTTTAAAAAGAAGTTCGACATAGATCCTTACATAGAGGTGTGCTTTCGAAGAAAAGATTATGGTCTAGGTGGGTGTGTTCAAATGGAAGAGGGTGAATACATGATAGACATAGATAGATCTTTGAAGCTTAGAGATATGCTTACGACATTAGCTCACGAACTGGTGCACGTTAAACAGTACGAGTGTGGAGAGCTAACGCAGAACAGTGAGGACAACATACCATACTGGGATAAACCTTCAGAGATCGAAGCCTATGGACGTGAGGTAGGACTGTTTATTACTTGGGCAGAGAAAAATAACTTGGGCAACAAAGCCTGGACACGAAGATAAAAAAGGAGAACTAAAATGTTAGAAGACAAAACATACAAAGTAAAAGTAGGTGACTACCATGATGCAGTAATATACGTGTACGAGAGACACGTTAAATGTTTGAACCCAGAAGAAGAGGATGTAAATAAACGTAAGTACAAACACTGGAAAGAAGTAGCAGCAGTGATACCTGTGAACAACGACTTTGAAGACTACCAAGATACATCAGGTAGATTTTATACCAACGTAAGGGTTGTAGTAGATGCCTTGACAGAGTTGTATGGCAACAGTCCTGACTACGAGATGGGTGTAAGCTACACTATGAACACCCATCAGTATATCAACTGCTAGTAACTTGATAATAAGGTAATACAATATGTATGAATCAATTTCTATTTTTGTAAACTTACTTTACTTTTTTATTCTGTATTTAATTTACACTAGTGGGAGGTGAGACAACTTGCCATACTTGAAGTATAAACAACAGTTGCCAACTAATAACTAAAGGTTATACCTAAAGTATACTTATATTTATTATTTCTTATAATAAAATAATACTATAGGTATAACCTAAAGAAAGGAACTTAAAGTATGGACGATGAGGAAGAAGATTTTGGACAGGTTGAATATTTATCTGTTGATGAAATAAATAATCTTCTGTCAAAATTAAAAGAAAAGGATAAGGATATTGTTGAAATGATATTGGATCAGAACAACACACTGTTAGATGTTATACTAGATATGCAGTGGTTTATGCACGAGAAAGGTTTAACATCTGATCAATTTAAAAAATGGGTAGAAGAAAAAGAACTAAGGACATATCACTAATGAGACATTTAAAGTATGAAGATGAAAAAGTAGTAGCTGTTGAATCTTATATTAAAGATCTACAAAAGGACATCGATGATCTTGAGTGGGATGGTGAACAATTCAAAGCAGATAAGTTAAAGATCTTGTTGGAAGAAGTAAAAGGATACAGAGACAGAGGAGAACTCTGGTATCCAATGTTTTAAAAGGATAATAAAAAATGAACAAACGAAAAGGTATGCCAACTAAGAAAAAAATATATAAACACTGGTTTAATAATTCTTTTCTTGATCAGTATGGTATTGAATTAGGTGATCTAGGTGATTGTTTTGCTTGTGGCTTTCACGTTAGGGTAGAGAGATGCCACATTCAACCTATCAATCAAGGCGGTGGTAACTCAGAAGAAAACTTACACCTTCTCTGCCCATCATGCCATATAGAATCAGAAGATTTAACTGGTGACTATTACTGGAATTGGTTATCTCACAAGAACGTTAATGAATATATAATGCCTATCGAAAGAGTAATGAAATCTTCTAAAATAAACCCAGAGCTTTATAAACAAAGAGCAAAAGATCTTGGTTTTACAGATAAAGAATTGGAAAAAATATTATGATGTATATACTAATATGGATGCAGCTATTCAGCACACAGTCAGTCGAGTACTATCAGTTGGGTAACTATGCTACACTGGAGGAGTGCCAGATTGAATTAAGTAAAGCAGCCAAGATGATAACACACAAGTCAGAGACAGTGGCTTGTCTAGAAGTAGAGGTACAACAATGAAGGGAAAAGCACCAAACGAATTGGCAGAGATAGAAGCCAAGAAAACATTTGAAGGGTTCATCAAGTGGATGAAGACATCCTTCTACTGGATCATGACTATCCTAGTTATCCTGGCATGGTGTAACTTTGGAACAGATACTGAGACAGGTAGCCAGTACAACGGTGAGGTGTACGCACCCAGAAACATAGGAGAGAAGTAATGCAACCAAAGAACGTACCAGTACACATTCGAATCAAAGTAGAGCCAACAGTAAAGCAGAGGGGTAGACCCTGTCGTTTACATGGCAAAGACTTCAAGAGTATAGCTGATGCAGCACGATATTTTAACGAGAACTATTCTTGGGCAGTAGAACAAGTTAATAAAGGTTTAAACATAGAAAGTTTTCCAAAGAAATATAAGGTAAAAAAAGATGAACTGTTGGCATTGTAATACCAAGTTAACTTGGGGTGGTGATCACGACATTGAAGAGGATCAAACTTACCTTTTTGGGGAGTACAGTATAGTAACTAACCTAACCTGTCCTAACTGTGACACATATGTTTTAGTATACTATCCAAGGGAGGAAGAAGAAGATGACAAAAAATTACACTAGTAATACGACTGAGAACTACTGCACAACAAAAGGATTGGGGTGGGCATTTATTATCTGTTCATTCTTAATCCTGGGATTACCTGTGCTGATGTGGTTAGCCTTGGAAGGTTCTGACTGGTATGAAAAGTTTGATTTAATGAATCCGATGTGGTAGGAGGAACACATGAACTTTTTAAAAAACAAAGTAATAGACTGGTATAATCTTACTTTAGAAGATAGGTTTGATAAAATGTACTCAGTCAAAATAAAGATAGATACTGAACACTACGCTTATGTATCAGGTAAGAATCCATTTAGTTTATCTGAAACGCCAATGCTTTATTTAGAAAAAGATGAGGCGCAAGAAGAGGCGAGAAGATGGAAGACTAGTATTGTGAACGAATGGCACATAGATAGAAAGAAGGGTATCTCAAAAGAGATTAGACCCATGACTAAAAAAGAACGACAAAGAGCGAAAGAAAAGGAACAAGCAAATGACAGCAGCAGTGAAAAGCAACAATGAGATTACACATCAACCATGTCCTTTCGAGGACTGTGCAAGCTCAGATGCTTTCAGCTACAACCTAGTTACTAAGGTAGGCAAGTGCCACTCCTGTAACAGGGGCTATCCAAACTCAGATAAAAAGTTTGACTGGGCAGAGGCAACTTATCCACCGCCACCACCCAAAGTAGATTTGCGTAACGTCAAGGTAATCTCAGGCAGATATGAAGGTATCAGAGGATTAGATGAGGACGTAGCTAAACTCTATAACATTCAGTTACAAATAGGTGAAGGTGGTGAGCCAGTACGCTACGCTTTCAAGTACAAAAATAATGTTAAGTATCGTGGCTATCACGAGAAGAAGTTCTGGACAAAAGAGCGTGGGTCACTGACAGAACTATTTGGCCCTGAGTTTAACGCAGGATCTAGTAAGCGTATATACATCACTGAGGGTGAGTTTGATGCAGCAAGTTTGTATCAGGTCTTAGGTAAATCCTATCCAGTAAAGTCACTGCCAAGTGCAGCCCTGTCAGAAAAGTTTATCAAGGATAACTTTGACTATCTCAACGCTTTCGAGATGGTGGTGTACGCAGGTGAGCTAGATCAAGCAGGTCAGGGTGCAGCACAGAAACTGTACAGCATGATGCCTGAGAAGTTTTATTATGTACCTATGTCTAAGCACAAGGATGCAAACGAGTTTCTCATGGAGGGTGACGAGTCGGATCTCAAGTGGGCAGCACTCAAGCCACAGAGATTTGCACCAGACAACTTTTTTGTTGGAGACTTGGAAGTAGAGAAAGCTATCACCACAGAGAACCCTTACGAGTATGTTCCGACAGGACACACTGGTATTGATGACAAGATCAGAGGACTGGTGAAGGGTGGACTCACATTTATCAAAGCACTCAGAGGCCAGGGTAAAACTGAACTAGTAAGATACTTTGAGGTTGGACTGCTCAAACAAAACACGAGGCTTGCCCTGTTACATATGGAAGAGATGAAGTCCACAACCTACAGAGCTATGGCAACCTACGAACTAGGATGGAATGTAAGAACAAAAGAAGATGCAGTCACTACAGGATTCAGTGAGGATCAAGTAATCAAAGCAGCACAGAAGATGGCAGGTGGTGAGAACACAGTTATCTTTGAGATGCGTAGTCATGATGATCCTATGCAACTCCTGGACTACGTTAGGCTTGCAGCCACAGTCTATGGCGCAGAGTATATATTTATAGATCACGTTCAGCGTCTAGCCTATCTGTCAAACTCTGGTGTTGACGCAGCTACTAGCACGTTGACAACTCTTGGATCACGAATGGCGCAGCTTGCCAAAGAATTAAATATAGGTGTGGTATTTATATCACAGGTTAACGATGATGGACGCACCAAGTATGCAGCATCTCTTGAAGAGGAAGCTATTGTCTGTATAAAACTTAACAGAGATACTGAATCAGAGGATGATGTGGAAAGAAACACGACACATTTTATTGTTGATAAGAACAGACCCTTTGCCAAGCTAGGTAACGCAGGGTCAGTGTTCTACGATCCTGAGACTACCGTTCTTGAAGAGGTGGTGTTTAACGTATGAGGATTGTTGTCAGCGACATAGAAACAAACGGTCTTAACGAAAGCGACAAGCTCTGGATCTGTGGTGGTAAAGATATTACCACTGGTGAGATCTCAAGGTTCGATAACTGTCATGAGGATGAGGTTGCTAGGCGTGAAGCTATCAAGTGGTACGAGTCAGCAGATTTAATTGTTGGTCACAACTTTGTACAGTTTGATGCACCCATGCTAAACAAACTTCTTCAACCCAGATTGATAGATCCAAGAAAGATTGTGGATACTCTCCTCATTAGTAGGTTAGTAAACTACGACATCGAAACACCAAAGGGTGCTAAGTTTCCTCACAGCCTACAGGCTTGGGGTATCAGATTAAACAAACATAAAGGAGATTTTCATGAGTTTGATAAATTCAGTATCGAAATGGTTGACTACTGGTATCAAGACATCGAGGTTACAGAATCTTTGTTCAGTCATTTCAATGATATTATTTGGAGTCCTGATTGGCGTAAGTCTCTAAGGACAGAACACGATGTACAGATAGAGTTGGTTCGTACACAACACTATGGTTTCTTCTTTGACAAAACAAAAGCGGAGTTTCTTCTCAACTCAGTTAAGACAAAGATGACCACACTAGAGGAACAATTCCAGGTAGACTTCCCACCTAAACTTACTGAGGTTAATCGTGTAAAGTATCGACTCAAAAAAGATGGTGGTGAGATGGCTACAGTTATCAGGGCAAAAGAGAAGTATGCCATGACAAATGTAGAAGACGATGACCTAGTTTGTTTTGACTGGATAGAGTTTAATCCAGGATCTGCAAAGGACAGGATAGATGTTCTCTGGGGTGCAGGGTGGAAGCCAGTAGATAAAACAAAGACTGCTATCAACTTCTCTCGAAAGAAGATAGGTGATCCATATGGCAAGTCAGTAGCCGCTATGGATGAGGATTTCTACAATCAAAAGAAAAAAGACTTAGATAGGTATGGATTTACTGTATCAGAGGCAAACCTTAGTACACTTCCTGAGACAGCACCTACAGGAGCTAAAGCTCTAGCCCAGTGGTTGACACTTGAAGGACGAAGAAGTTCACTGGTTGAGTGGCTAGGGCAGTGTGGTGACGATTTAAGGATTCATGGTAGAATAAATAACATTGGAGCATGGACTGGGCGGTGTGCTCACAAAGATCCTAACACTGCTAACATATCCTCTCCGTTTCATGGTGAACCTAAGTCAGCAGTCGATGAAGTCAAGAAACAATTTGATGTACATCTACGTGCTTGTTGGACAGTTCCTTCTAACTCTTGGTTAGTTGGTACAGATGCAGATGGTATTCAACTACGTGTGTTAGCTGACTATCTCTGGAGACACTTTGATGCGGATCAATATGCACAAGCCATCATGAAGGGAAAGAAAGAGGACGAGACAGACATACACAACGTTAACAAGAAAGCCTTGGCAGTTCCAAATGGCACGAGGGATATGGCAAAGACTTTTATCTATGCTTGGTTATTGGGTGCAGGTGTAGCAAAGACTGGTCAGATACTTAAAGTCAACATGAAGGAAGCACAGGCAGCACGTACTCGTTTCGAGATGAGCATTGACGGTTTATACAACCTTAAGAATCAACTCGTACCTTACATTGCAGAACAGGGATACTTTACTGGGTACGATGGACGTAGAGTTCCAGTACCCAACGCACACAAAACACTGGCAGGGATATTGCAGAATGGTGAGGCTTGCTTGATGAAGCACAGCCTACTCAAGTGGCACAATAAAGCTAGGCAGGAAGGGATAAAGTTTAAAATGGTTGGTTTCATCCATGATGAATACCAAGTAGAAGTAACAGGAACAGAGGAGGAAGCTAAGAGATTAGGACAGATACAGGCAGACTGTATGTTAGAAACTGGTCAGGAGTTAGGGTTTAAAATACCTACTCCAGGATCTTACGACATAGGAAAAAATTGGGCTGAAACCCATTGACAACTACAACAAAAAATATTAGATGTAACAACAGTAAAAGAAAAGGAGGGCAATATGCCATCAACACAAATAGACGTTAAAGGCACAATCGAATGGGCTAAAGTATTTGAGTCCAACAGAGATCGTGCTGAATGGAATGTAGAAACTGACGGTGAATACAAAGTTACCGTAACTACAGATAAGAAAACAGCAAATGCTTTAAAGAAAGCAGGGTGCATGAAAAAAATAGAGGAAGTAGATGGTGGCTTTCGTGTCACAGTTTCACGTCCTCACACTGGTGCAGAAGACTGGATGGGTGGTGCTCCAGTAGTTGCTGACATTGCAGGTAAGGCTTGGAATCTAGAGGATAACGGTCTTATTGGTAACGGAAGTAAAGGTATTGTAAAAGTTGAAGTATACCCTACACGCACTGGACGTACAGGAACACGTCTTATGGGTCTTCAAATACTTGACCATGTGGTTTATGAATCAGAAGGTGGTTCCTCCCAATCACGACAAATGTTTCAAGATCACACCAAGAGTTCTGGTGGTAAGTCTTCCTCCTCCCAGGAACCACAGGACTCAATACCCTTCTAGGTTTTAGTTCCTTTTTATCCTAGAAGAACAAGCCCCCACCCTTTTCGTTCATTTTTGGTGGGGGCTATTTTATATAAAGAGAGACACATGGACCCTACTACAAAAAAAATTATGACTGACATGTCTAATGAAGAATACCATTCAACAAGTGGCATATCTTCAAGTGCTGTAAAGGCAGTATATAAAAAATCGTTAGCTCACTGGAAGGGTGAGAAGCGTAACTCTAGCAACGCAGCCTTTGCTATGGGTAGTGCGGTACACGCCAACCTGTTAGAGAAAGAACGTGATCTAGTAGTCAAAGGACCAAAGACAAAATCAAGTAACGCTTTCAAAGAAATGCAAGCCAATCTTGGTGAAGATCAAATACTACTTACTGAGGTAGAGTTTAACGTAGCTAACTGCATAACCAGAGGTGCTCTAAATAACCCTGTATGTGCTTCATACTTAAATCATCCTAACAGATTAAACGAGATAAGTATATTTGTAGAAGATCCTATCTCAGGTTTAACTTTGAAGACTCGCCCAGATCTATTGATTGAAGAAGAGAATACAGTCTTTGATGTAAAGACAACACAGGATGCTAGTCCAAGAGGTTTCTTAAAAGAGTGCTTAAAGTATGGATATCTTTTACAGGGTGCTCACTATGTTTACACATGTAAGTTGGCAGGTTATGACGTAGACAAATTTTCTTTTATTGCCTGTGAAAAGTCTGCACCATTTCTTTCACATGTACATGTAATGGGTCCAGAGGTTATGCACTGGGGTATGAAACAGCTACACAAAACTTTGGCTGTTATTGCAAAGGCAGAAAAAGATTCTGACTACAGCACAGGTTGGGGTGACTACACTGTTATTCAAAAACCTGAATGGTTGTGATTTGATATGGGAACTAGATCCAGAGCTTTAAGGGCAGGATATCGTTCTGGTTTTGAAGATGAAACAGCTAAGTATTTAAAAGAAAAAGGTATTAAATTTACCTACGAAAAAGAACGTATAGAATGGTTAGATATTAGGACTCGAAACTACACACCTGACTTTATCCTGGAGAATGGTATCGTAATAGAAACCAAAGGACGATTTGTTTCCACTGACAGACGTAAACATATAGAGATACGTAAGCAGTATCCTGATTTAGATTTACGTTTTGTATTTCAAAACAGTAAAGTAAAATTATACAAGGGTGCTAAGTCTTGCTATGCTGACTGGTGTAAACGTCATGGTTTTAAATATGCAGATAAAATAATTCCTGATGATTGGCTTGAAGAATAATCTTGACGGAATTAATTTAATTCTTATAACTTGGAGGTTCCTGTGTTATTTGAAATAACAATGCTACTTGATCTAGATTCTGATGCAAATTTTATAGCTGCTGATAAGGATGGTGCTAAGATAGGACTTGAACAAGTTGTGTCGGATGCGGTGTACGATATTGATGATGTTGAAATAATTGAAATAGAAGTAAAGGAAAAATAATGCTTACAGGTAAAGACTTAGAAGACATGGGATACTTTGATCAATTTGATTTAAGCAAACCAGAAGATAGCACAGTTCTTGCAGACTACGCAGACTGGGTTGAAAAGAAAATTGTAACAATAGGTGATGAGAGACTTATAGAGAACACACTTGGTCTTGTAGGAGAGGCAGGAGAAGTAGCAGAGAAGGTAAAGAAAAAGATTAGAGATAGAAACAAAATTTCTGCTGAAGAAATAGTTAAAGAACTGGGTGATGTTTTATTTTATGTAACTGCACTAGCTAATTATTTTGGAGATAACTTAGCTATTGTAATAGAAAAAAACGTAGCTAAATTAGATGACAGGGAAAAAAGAGGAACACTACAGGGATCGGGAGACAACAGATGAACAACTACTTACCAACAGATTATCAATCATTTATTCACACATCAAGGTACGCTAAATACTTTGATGGCAAAGGCAGAGAATCCTGGTCTGAGACAGTAGACAGATATATGGGTAATGTTGTGGGTTACGACATTGATCACAAAGTTTACAACGAAATAAGAGAAGCTATCCTTGGATTGGAAATCATGCCTAGCATGAGAGCCATGATGACTGCAGGTCCAGCCCTTGAGAGAGACAACACTGCAGGATACAACTGTAGTTACTTACCTGTAGATGACCCAAAGTCCTTCGATGAGGCCATGTTTATTCTTCTCTGTGGCACTGGTGTCGGCTTCAGTGTTGAGAGACAGTTCATTAGCAATCTTCCCGAAATCCCTGAACTCTTCCAGAGTGATACTACCATTGTGGTAAAGGACAGCAAGGAGGGGTGGGCTAAAGCGTTCAGACAATTATTGGCACTCCTTTGGGCAGGTGAGATTCCATTGTGGGATGTAAGCAGAGTTAGACCTGCAGGTGCAAGACTCAAAACATTTGGTGGTAGAGCCTCTGGTCCTGCTCCTCTTGTAGATCTGTTTAACTTTTCAGTTAAGATGTTCAAAGAAGCAGAGGGGCGTAAGTTATCTTCAATAGAGTGTCACGATCTAATGTGTAAGATCGGAGAGATAGTAGTTGTAGGTGGTGTCAGACGCAGTGCTATGATCTCTTTATCTAACCTCAGTGATGATCGTATGCGTCACGCTAAGTCTGGTAACTGGTGGGATAACGAACCCCAACGTGCCTTGGCTAACAACAGTGTGTCATACACAGAGAAACCAGATAGTCTGTCCTTCATGCGTGAGTGGATGGCACTAGTAGAATCAGGGAGTGGTGAACGTGGTATCTTTAACAGGGAAGCATCTAAAAAACAGGCTGCAAAGAATGGCAGACGTGATACTGATTATGACTTTGGAACTAATCCATGCAGTGAAATTATTCTCAGGCCGTATCAGTTCTGTAATCTTACGGAAGTTGTGGTACGAGCCACAGATACGGTGGATGATCTGGCTAGAAAAGTCAGACTCGCCACAATACTTGGGACGATCCAAAGCACGTACACGAAATTTCCATACCTGCGAAAAGTGTGGACAACGAATACTGAAGAAGAACGTTTGTTGGGTGTGTCACTAACTGGTATTATGGACAACCCTTTAATGACTATAAAAAATAAAGGGCTAGGTAAAACACTTGAAAATCTACGTAACGTTGCTGTTGTTGCTAACGCTGAGTGGTCTGATCGTCTTGGTATTCCACAGTCGGCAGCTATTACCTGTGTCAAACCATCAGGTACAGTCTCACAGTTGGTTGACTCTGCCTCTGGAATCCATGCACGTCATTCACCTTATTACGTTAGAACCGTTAGAGGAGATAACAAAGATCCTCTTACCACCTTCATGAAGGATCAGGGTATTCCTAGTGAACCTGATGTGTTTAAACCAGATCAAACAACAGTGTTCTCGTTTCCTGTAAAGGCTCCTAACAAGGCTGTGGTTACATCTGACTTATCTGCTGTTGACCAACTTAACATGTGGTTGATGTATCAGAGAAACTGGTGTGAGCATAAACCATCTGTAACTATCAACGTTAAGAAGGATGAGTGGTTCGAGGTTGGAACATTTGTGTATGAACACTTTGATGAAATGA